TTAGAGGTATTCGACCGGCATCCCCCGGCTGGAGAAACAGAATACCTCGGAAGGTCCATTTACAAAATATCCGTCCTGCATCATGATGACAAATGCCTCTGCAGGTTCCATCTCATAGTTGGCCAACTCGTTAAACTGCTCCCTGGTGATAATCTCTTTTTTCTTCTCCACACGATCCCACAGAATAATGTCGTCCGTCTCGTAGGTATTATAGTTAGGCAGCATCTTCTGAATGGCACCAAGAAGGCTGAGTACTTGATCCTCTGCCGTCTGGTTGGAAGTGATACCGGAGAGTTTGACCTCCTGCAGACCGAATGCGATCTGTCTGCCTTTGTCCGGATAGAGGTGCGCATAAGTGTTCCAGGTTGTCTTCACGTCCTTGTGACCAAGACGTTCCGATACGGCCAGAATGTTGAATCCCATCTCTATCAGCAGGGAAGCGTGTGAATGACGAAAATCATGCACCCGGATTGGATCCAGTCCGGCAGCCTTGGCCATACGTTTGACCTCATACAGCAGGAATGACTTCGTGAACATGAAAAGCCGGTCTGTAGGCTGTAACCCGTACAATCCTACAAAATACTCCTGTACTTCGTTATACAGAAACTGTGGGATCGCAATGGTACGGTTGCTGTTCTCGGTCTTAGGATCTTTGATAATATGCTCTCCCTCTACCACGGCAAAACTCTTGGTGATACTCAGCTTGAGACCCGGGAGAAAGTCTGCCGGTGTCAGTGCCAGAAGCTCTCCCTCACGGATACCGGTCCAGAACAGGATATCAAAAGCGATCTTCGCATCGGTCTTGTCGGCGGCAGAGATAAACAGCTCGAACTGGTCAAGTGTCCAGATCTGCATGGCATCCGCAGAGCCTTTTCCCATGCTCCCTGCACGCACGCAGGGATTATCCGGCAGCTTATAGTACCGCACAGCATAATTCATTACGGCGGACATTTCGTTATTGATGGATTTCAGATAAGTGGGAGCATAGCCTACATCCGGTTTCTTCTCATATCCCTTCTGCCGGACCCAGTTCTGCCAGTTACGGATATCCAGTTCGTCGATCTCGTTGATCGGCTTCTTGGAAAAGAAGGGCAGGAGCATAGTGGAGAAGCACTGCTTCTTACGGACAACGGTCGTGATATCAATATCCCTGTTATCGCTGAAGTCTCCCAGATAATTATCCACTAATGCACTGAAGGGGATGTTGGCCGAACGGATGTAGTTCGCTTTGAAGGTAGCTTCAAAGTCTAGAGCATCCTTTTTCCGGGCAAATCCCCTCTTGGTTTTCTGCTTGTATTCTCCAAGCCAGTTCCTGTATTTGAATTTTGAAGTCCATGTGCCGTTTTCTTCTTTGTATGCAGGCATAGGAGCACCTCGTTTCTCAGATTGTTTTGTGTAGAATCATACTTGCATTTTTGGGAATAAGCGGCTATAATGTACTTAACAAGACAGCTGGCAGGTAGTGTGCGCTACCTGTTCCGGCGAGATTTTATAGCAAAAATAACTGCCCCACTCGGCCAAGAGTTTTAGGGGCAGTTATTTTTTATGGTTGACATAGTCCAAAATCGCAACGATCAAAACAGCAACCGTCAGTATTACCATGAATTCTTCATATGTACTCATAAATATTCCCCCTTCCGCAAGACTCGGAACGGGTATGCCACCCCTACCAGCTGCCTGGGTAAGTACACCATAGCGGCTGCAAGATGATTCTATTTCTCTTCTGTAATGGAATTCCCATCACAGTGACAGTACGACCTCTCCATAGCTTCTAAAATGAGCAGATCAAGGTCTCTTCCTGACAGATAAGGATCTTTACTGCGGCTACTGCGGTTGCGGTAAAATTCCTCGCTATAAGCTTCTCCCAGTCTGGAGAGCCTGTCAGAGAGTTCCTGTTCAAATTCTTCGTCACTGACCACCTGATATCCTGCGAACGGTAAATTCAGATCTTTTCTCTTTTGTAAGGTGTTGGAAGCGTTATCCATGCGTATCCCTCCTTACTTCTATTTCCCCCTCATGCCCCGGTACCACGCGAGGCTTATTATTTTCCAACAGCCTTCCGGTTTCCATCTGCTGCAACAGGCGGATTATCGAAACGCTGTTCCCGGAGCAATTCCTTTGTCTTTCCTATAATGATATCCTGATTGTCCTCGCTGAGATTTTTGAAGGCATTGAGGAGCTTCTTCTCAGCCTGGCTGATCTTAGGAATCTGTCCCAAGAGATAATCAATAGAGACATCCAGAGCCTTTGACAGTTCGACCAAATGCTCCAGCGTTGGTGCGTGCTCGCCGGTCAGATATTGATTACAAGTATCAACATCAATCTCCGTTTTTTCACAGAGCTCGCTGACCGTCATGTTCTGGGTTTCCAGAGCTGTTTTCAGAGCTGACACAAAAACTTCCTGCAAGTCCTTATCATCAAAGAAAAAGAAGAAGTAAAAGCCCTTGTCTCGAGATTGGTTATCTTTATGTTTAACATCAGTAATACCTAATATATAATCACTTGATTCATTGAAACATAAAGACAAACTGCGTATTTCGTTGATATCCGGAGACTTGTTTTCATCAATTATATCTAGGAGTCTTCTTTTTCTTATGTTACTTACACTTGCAACATAATCAATATCCTTGTCATTAAATTTTATTAATGCCGTTATTCTTTTTTGGACCGTATCATTACAAGCTGATTTGGCATATGGAGTTTTTACATCTGATAATTCTAAAAGGTAATCAACAGATACAGAAAAAAATTCAGATAGCTTAACAGTTGCATCTATATCAGGAAGCCTTCTGTTTTGTTCGTACATACCAATAGCGCTTGCAGAAAGACATAATTCTTTTCCAAGTTCTGATTGTGAAAGCTCTTTTTGCTTTCGAAGTTTATTAATTATTTCTCCAATCATAAGAATCCTCCAGTCATAAATAAGTATAGCATGTATAAAAACCTATAAATCATACAAATTGTGTGTTGACAATGCAAAATATGTGTGTTAATTTAAAAATGCAACAGCAAAAAGTGTGTGAAAGGTGGTGATAGCATGGCAAATATTGAGTTAAGAAAAATCCGCTTAGAAAAAAATATGTCCATTAAAGAAATGAGCCAATATATTGGTGTATCAGCCTCTATGTATGAAAAAGTAGAATATGGGCAGAGAACACCAAGCTACAATTTTATCAGGAAATTTATGAATAAATTCCCTGAATGTGATAGCAATGGAATTTTTTTTAACCCTGAAAACAACACATAAAATGTGTGATAAATTTATCATAACATACAGAGGTGAATATCAAAATGTCAAATATAACTGCAAAGACCAGCTCCAACATCTTCTATAAAGCACGTTGCGATGCGGCAACACACAATGAGCAACTGTGCAGTAGGGAGGGAGCAGCGGATTATATGTCGATTGACCGGGGCAGGCTTTACCGAATCGAGAGTGGCATAGCAACTCCCTACCCGGAAGAGATCAGACTAATGGCAGATCTGTATAGTGCTCCAGAACTGGAGAATTATTACTGCCGGACGATGTGCCCGCTGGGGAATGAAATGCCGAAGGCAGAGCTGGCCAATCTCGATAGGATCACGGTGAGGACACTCTCCGTATTCCGCAAGATTGGAAAAACGAGAGAGGTACTACTGGATATCACGGCAGACGGCATCATTGATGAAAATGAGAAGCCGGAGCTGGATGAAGTACTGAAGAACCTGGAAGAGGTAGAGGAAATAGCACAGAGCATGAGGCTCTGGATCAAGAAGAATCTGTAACATAGGAGTTCGAAAGGGTGGCGGTATCATTGGACCGAGCGAAAAAAGCGAGGACAGTCCGGCGGTGCAATTGTCTGATTAGGCTTCACGGGTACGATTCATACAATTACAAACATCTGAAAACATATGTATGCAAATGCAAGCAGATGTAAAACACATGAAAACATTTGTAAGCAGATGATTACAAATTGACAGCAAATGATAGCAAGCGCAAGCATATGTCCCCGATATTCGATATTCGATATTCGATATACGATATTCGGGAATCGTATGTATTTATGCTCGGAGCTACGAGCTGCTTGCAACGGAGGGAGTGCAATGCTGGGAGAAAAAATCGCAGAGCAGCGGAAGAAACTGGGATTAAGCCAAGAAGAATTGGCGGAGAAGCTGAATATATCTCAAAAGAGCATCAGCAAGTATGAGCTGGGAAACAGAAAACCACAGTACAAGGTGCTTGTCAGAATGGCTGAATATTTCGGCGTAACCACAGATTATCTGTTGGGACTGGCGAAAGGAGGAAACACGATGCTTGGAAAGAGGATCAATGAATTGCGGAAAAGCAGTGGGATGACACAGGAAGAGTTCGGGAAGAAGTTAGGGGTAATTAAGCAGACGGTTAGTAGTTGGGAGAATGATTTATCAGAGCCGAATCATGCAGCCACAATCGCCATTGCGAAGCTGTTCGGAGTGACAACAGACTACTTACTGGGAGCGGAAGGAGACGCTATGGGAACCGAAGAGAAGATCAATGAGATTGCACAGAGGGTTGGAAGAAACATACGGAGCATTCGAGAGCAGGCCGGACTGTCACAGGACGAATTCGCTGAAGGGTTCAGTGTGAAACAGCCGACGGTGGCAAACTGGGAGACCGGAAAGAGACAGCCAGATCTGAATATGCTGATCCAGATTGCGCAGTTCGGTGGAACAAGCCTTGATGATCTGGTGACGAAGGATCTGACACCGCCCGTTCCGCTGTATGTACGAAACATGGTATATCTGCGGAAAAAGCGTGGCTATTCACAGGGTGAACTGGCAACGGTACTCGGTCTGCAGGGTGCGAGCAGTATAGATCTCGTGGAATCCGGGAAATGCGAACTGCCGGTAAGCAAACTGATCTATCTGGCAGAGTTCTTCGGGGTAACCATGGACCAGATCACGAAGCAGGATTTATCGCAGGAGGTGAGCGGATGCAGACAACAGTAAAGAGACCGGAAGTGACAGAGGCGTATTACACCGTCAAGGATGTGATGGTGATCCTGGGATGCAAGGCGACCAAGGCACAGGATGTCATCCGGCAGCTGAACGATGAACTGGAGGCGAAAGGCTATATGCGCTTCCGCAAAGGACACGTTAACAGGAGATACTTCGACGAGAGATTCTATTTAACATCAAAGGAGGCAGAGAAGAAATGAGCTATTACAGAGAATGTCCGATCTGTGGATCCAACCTCGATCCGGGCGAACAGTGCACCTGCGCAGAGGATCGCAGGAAAGAAGCAGAGCGGAAACAGAAGCTGTACCAGATCGGAGCATATGGTCAGATAATGTTCAATTTCAGCAGGGAGGAACAGAGCTATGAGAAGACAGTCGTATAAAGCGTGTATCGAGGTGACGTTGCTGATCATCATATCGGTGGGATGCCTGCTGGCAAGCATACGGACGGCAAAAGAGCCGGAAGAGAAGAAAGAGATCTACGTCAATGCGGCGGTTACCAGAGAGGTCAGGAATACATACCTGGCAGAGGGAGAACCACAGCCGGTACAGTTGGTCACCGTGAAAGAGGATCCGGAGCCAGTTTCCGAAGCACCGGTATTCTCCTACAGCAGGGACTGGGATGCCGAGGAAAGCTATCTGCTTGCCAGAATCGCCATGGCGGAAGCGGAAGGGGAGAATATCCAGTCCAAGACCCTTGTGATCCTGACGGTGCTCAATAGGATACTGAGTGAAGAGTTCCCGGACAACATCCATGATGTGATATTCGAGAAGTCGAACGGTGTTTACCAGTTCTCCTGCATTGGTAACGGACGGTGGGATGCCGTGGAACCGGATGCGGACTGCTGGGAGGCGGTATCGGTGGTACAGAATGCAGCCTGTGATTATTCCGGCGGTGCTTTATACTTTGAGGCCTGTGCGGACGAGGACAACTGGCACAGCCGAAACCTTGAATTCCTGTATCAGAGCGGGAACATCAGATTTTACAGATAGGAGGATCCCATGAAAAGAGACATAGTCATCGAGAAGCTGGAAGTAACCGTAATCAGCCTGTTCTTTTCCTTCTCCGTAGCGTATTTCGTATCCCTGTGGGCGGTTTCATCAGCCTATGCAGAGAGAGGGTACAGAGCCTGCGGTGGAGAGTATCTGCTCATTGCGGTGGCATTTATCACAGCGTACAGAGCAATCAGTCAGTTTTTCAAATATTTTAGGAGGAGAAAGTCATGGAAAAGAGAGATGTAGAAGAGCTTTTGAAATGCAGCATATCGGATGAAATGTACCGGGATGCACTGGAAAGTGCCAGAAGAAAGCAGAAGTACATATACAGCCGGGAGCACAGAGTGGTCGTATTGCAGGACTGGTACCTGCTCCAGCTGACCATGGAAGCAGTGATAGCACTGACATTCCAGAAATTCACGTTAGATTTATGCGAAACGCTTCGCAATATGGAAAAAGAGCGCCAGATCAATAATCCGACACTCCTACACGCAACCATATTGTAGCACACCGAACCGCACAAAATCAATAGAAACTTACAATATGGAGGTACATATGGATTACAGATCTAATTCAATCGCAGAAATTCAGAAAAAGTATGCCGGATGCAACCTGTTGATGCCGGCAACCACAGAGGTTCAGCTTAATCCCTTTTACAAAATCACAGTGTCAGAAGTACTGGCAGACGTATCCGAGAATTCCGGAGACATCTTCAAGGTCGGCTCCGTAAAGGTCGGAAAAGACGGAAACGGTAAGGATATCTGGGAGGACACATTCTCACCGACCAAGCCCCTGCTCATGAAGATCGCCGTTGCGGCCGGTATCCAGTTTGACCCGGACAGGACCTACGGAACCCGGGTGGACGAGAATACCTACAAGGCAAAGGCGTACGGTGCCATGAGGCTTCCGGACGGCACCGGCAAGACCCATGCCGACGAAAAGGTCATCCAGCTTGACGATGAAGAAGCCAACTTCCGGCTGGAATTCATGGATAAGTCCATCAAGGGTATCACCGATGAAAAGGCTGCAAAGGCAGCTGCGGAAATGTTTGCAGGGAAATGGATCGATTCCGTCAACAAATGGAACAGGCAATGCAAGGCTTATGTGATCGATGACTGCGACCGGGAAAAGTACATTGAACGGTCGGTACTGGTGAACATGACATTGCTCCGCAAGACGGCACCCGCCAAGGCAATGACCGGGGCACAGCTTCGTGTGATCAGGGCACTCACCGGCATGAAGGGGCAGTACACGAAGAAAGAGCTTGCCCGGCCTTTTGCCATTGCAAGGGCTACCTTCTCACCGGATTATTCGGATCCGGAAGTAAGACAGACCATGCTGTTGCAGGGGATGAATTCCGTTAGCTCTCTGTTCGGCACTGCACCGGCGATCTCCGTTCCTTCTATCCAGATGGATACGGGCAGGGATATGTTCGATCCGGAAGAACTTATTGGCAATCCTGCATTTGCATCTGACAGAGCATCCGGGGCGGATGACTACAACGACCATCCCGGGGATCCCGTTACAGAGGTTCCTACAGGAGCACCCGAACCGGAACAGAACTGGTGGGAGCAGAGCGGACACACCCAGCCGGAGCCGGAAAACTTCAATCCTCCGCAGATGCAGCCGCCACAGCAGAGCAACAATTACTGCTGTGAGATCTGCGGCAGGGAGATCAAGGACAATGTGTATGACTATTCGATGAACAGATTCGGCAGACCGCTCTGCGTAAGCTGCCAGAGAGGAGGAAGAGCACAATGAAGATCATAAGAGTATCTACAGATCTCGAGATCACGGTACACGACTTCCCCACCGGAACGACGGCAGAGCAGAACCAGGCGATCCGGGAACTGATCGGCAATGACTGCCGCCTCTATGAACATGTGATGCCGGACCGGCTCTACACCGTGCTGAAAATGAGCAACCGTGTATCAGAGGTCCCCGGAAAGTGCGTCAGTATGCTGGTGGATGAAGAAGGCCTGCTGAAGCCCAATAAATTGAATCGGATCGGGAGTTATCTGTACAAGACGGATGAACACGGCTGTCCGATTGCAGGAAACATCCTGTTCGTCGGAGAGACCTGGGGTGGGGATGGCATCGACTTCTGCGGAATCGAAGAGAATGCGTTCCGGATCCTGCACGAGAAGTTACAGAAGATGGCTTTAGCTTTACAACCTACAGAGGAGGTAGCAAAATCATGAAAATATTACATACAGCGGACTGGCACATTGGTTCTTTCAAAGGACCGGAGAAAGACGGAGTGAACCTCCGTGGAGAAGATACAATGAACTGTCTGAGAGAGCTTGTAAGGGTGGCACAGGAGAAAAAGCCGGAACTGACACTGGTCTCCGGTGATATCTTCCACCAGGCGGAGATCTGGCAGGGCAGGAGCCACAGAGAGGTATTGCAGGCGAGAGAAATCATCATGAAGCTGGCGGAGGTATCGGAGAATGTGGTGGTCATGCGTGGTACACCGAACCATGATTCCGCAGAAGCTTTCGCAGAACTGCAGGCACACTTTGAACTGGTACCCAACGTGGAAGTGGTCACGGAGCCTAAAGTGGTAAATACCCCTTATGCACAGATCGCAGTGCTCCCCGGATTTGACCGTGGAACGTTCCGTGCGAAGTTTCCGGGGCTTTCCAAGGAGCAGGAGAATGAGGTTTTCTCAAATGAGATCGGGAATATCGTGGCAGGACTCAGAGCCATGTGCCAGGACGAGAGCAGAATTGCTGTTCTGATGTCACACTACACGGTGCCCGGATGCAACATGGAGAGCGGACAGACGCAGTTCCTGATGCAGTTTGAGCCGGTCATCACACGGGAAATGCTGCTTGCGGCGGATTACGATCTGGTGGCACTTGGACATATCCACAGACCGCAGAAGCTGGAAGGAATGAAAAATGTGTTTTATTCCGGCGCAATCAATGCCATGAACTTCAATGACGAGGGGCAGGACAGAGGCTTCATGCTCCATGAATTCCGGCCGGACTATGAGAAAATGAAACTCTACTATGAAGGCACCCAATTTCGCAAGACACCGTCCAGAGAGTTCCTCACGATCCGCTGGGACAAAGAGGATGTGGCGCAGGCTATCAGCAACCCGGATATGCTCCCGATGACATTTACCGATCAGGGTGTGGCGGACAAGATAGTCCGGATCATTTACAGCTGCACATCCGATCAGAAAAAGGCAATCAATACCGCACAGATCGAGAAAGCCCTATACGAGGCAGGAGCGTTCTGGGAAGCAGATATCGTCATGGATAAGTTAGAGGATGTCAACCGGACAGAGCTCTCGAAGTTCGACGATCCCGAGACCAATCTGATCCAGTATCTTACAGAGAAGAACCTGGAACCGGAGCAGATCAACCGGATCGTGGAACGGGCAAGACCGATCATTGCAAGGGCACTGGCAAGCAGTTCCACAGCGGACACCAGCGGAAGCTTTGTGCCGAAGCAGATCGAAGTGAAGAATTACCGGAACTATGCCGAGGAAAGCTTTTCCTTCGATGATATCAGTTTCTGCACGATCAACGGGCAGAACGGAGCGGGCAAGAGCAGCTTGTTCATGGATGCGATTCTGGACTGTCTGTATGAGGAACCCAGAGAAGGTTCCAATACCGGCTGGATCCGCAACGATGAAAAAGCACGCTCGGGATCCATCAGCTTCACCTTCGGACTGGGTGAGAAGACCTACCGTGTGGTCCGCACCAGGGCAAAATCCGGCAAAGGTACGCTGAACCTGTCGGAGCTGGTAGAGGGTGAATGGATTGACCGTTCCAAGGAGAAATATAAGGACACGCAGGACGAGATCATCAAGGTACTGGGAATGGACAGCCTTACCTTCAAAGCCTGTGTGCTGATCATGCAGGACCAGTACGGACTGTTCCTCGAAGCAGGAAAGGACGTCCGAATTGATGTCCTCTCCAACCTGATCGGACTGGAGATATATAACTCCATGGAGGATATGGCCGGAGCGGACCTGGCAGAGATGCGCAGACAGATCGCACGACAGAAAAATACCATTTCCATTCACGAGAACACGATTGCAGGATACGGCAAACCGCAGGAGGAACTTGAGCAGGAGAATACGAAGCTGGAACTTATGAATCAGTCACTGGAAGGTCTGCGCAAGGACAGGGAAGAGAGAACCGTTATCCTGCGCACCCAGAAGGAAGCCGCAGAGAGACGGAAAAGGGTACAGGCATCCGTTGACACCCTGAAACAGAAAAGGGCTGCTGTAGGTCAGATTATCAGTGCATATACGGACACAATCACCGGCTGTGATGCGGAACTTGCGAAGGAAGCAGAGGTCATGGAAAAGGTGCACAGACGTAAGACACTGCAGGAGGCAGATAAAGATCTTCTGGAAGCTGCCACCCTCTATCAGAGCAAGGCGGAAGAACTGGGTGGATTGAATCGTCAGATGCAGGAGGAACAGGAAACGGTTGATGCTCTGAAAAAGGCGGAGCAGGAAAAGCAGAACGCTATGCACAGCATGATCCTTGAATCAGCCAATGACGGAGAAGTCCGGCAAAAGGCAGCGGAATACGACCGGAAGAGTGCGGAGCTAGAGGCTATGCAGGAAAAAGCGGTCGCATACCAGAAAGCAAAGACGGAATACTCTGCGGCAGTTTTCCATGAAAGCGAAACAAGGTCAGGATTTGACAGGGAGAAGCAGAAAGCGGATGAACAGAAGCAGATTCTTGAAAAGAAAGTTGCAATTCTGAATGAATCCGGATGCGTGGATATCGAGAATGCACACTGTAAATTCTTGCAGGATGCCATTGAAGCAAAGGAACAGCTGGCAGTGCATGAGACATTATATACAGACATTGCCGCCCGCAGAGATTGTGAGCTTGCAAAGAGCAGACAGGAAATAGCGGACAAGCAGGCGGAAATGGATGCGATAGGGTTTGATGCGGAAGCCATGGGGAAACTCATGAGGGAACGTAACGACCTCCTGCCTTTTGTGAGCGGGCTGAAGGAGATCGAGCAGAGGGAGAAGGATATTGCCCTCATTAAGGCGGAACTTACCAATATCAGGTCAAATATACTCGAAGCGGAAAAGAGGCTGCTACAGGTCAAATCCAAGGCACAGGGAGTAGAAGAAGTGCTCTCCACTTGCAGGGAAGCTGCTGAGAAACACAAGGACGTAGAGAACCAGATCCGGGAACTGGAACCTTATGAGGAGATCGCCGCAAACTATCCGGTACTGAAGGAACGCAAGAAGAATGCGGAAACCCAGAGAGCAAACGAAGTGACTAGACTGGAAGAACTCGGCAAGGAACTGGAAGAAGCAGAGAAGGAACTGGAAGTAACGACCGGTGCAACCATGGATATAGCAACACTGGAAAGCCAGATTGTTACGACCACAAAATGCATGGAAGTGACAGACAAGCAGATATCGGAGATCCATCAGACCATCGGATCATTGAATCAGAAGATAGAGGAAATCGAACGCCTGCAAGAGGAAATCTCTGATATCAACAGATCTGTCCGGCAGATTTCCGCTGACTTCGCAGAGTGCGAGCTGTTAAAAGCAGCATTCTCCAAAGCAGGCATACCGCATCAGATCATCCGGACGCTGGTACCGAAGCTGACAGAGATCTCCAGCAGCATCTTAGGGCAGATGACCGGAGGAAAAGCCGGCATAGAGTTCCAGCTGGAGCGTATGCAGAAGAATAACAAAGAGGTCACGGCACTGGATATCTATATTGACGAGTACGGAAAGTCGGTACTGCCGTATCTCTCCAAATCCGGAGGGGAAAAGGTAAGGGCTTCACTCTCCGTGATTCTCGCACTGGCCGAGATCAAGTCTTCCTCCGCAGGGATCCAGCTTGGAATGCTCTTTATCGACGAGCCGCCGTTCCTCGATGGGGAAGGCATTCAGGCATACTGTGATGCTTTAGAGACCATCCAGCACCGGTACCCGAATCTGAAGATCATGGCGATCACCCACGATCCGACCATGAAGGCAAGATTCCCCCAGAGCGTGGATGTTATCAAGACAGAAAATGGCTCAAAGGTCATTTATGAATAAAAGCATGGGGCGGTACAGAATCCGCCCCGGCAGAATGAAAGGATGTGGTTAGTAAATGCCAAACAGATTATTAAGGGAGTCGATTTGCAGGTCGGAGTCCATTGATGCTCTGTCATGGTTCGAAGAAGTTCTCTTTTATCGTCTGATCGTAAATTGTGATGATTTCGGTCGGTTTGATGGGAGACCGGCTATCATCAAAGGTTCATTGTTTCCACTGAAAGACGTAGCAATAAAGGATATTGAGAAAGCTCTCGGCAAGTTAGTGGCACTGGACATGATAGTAGTGTATGAAGCAGAGGGGAAGTCTGTGCTGCAGCTTCTGACATGGGATAAGTACCAAACGAAAAGAGCACTGAAAAGCAAGTATCCGGCATATGACAACAATTACAAGCTTATGTATGCAAATGCAAGCAAATGTTCCACAACCTCGATTCCTCTGGAAACGGAACCGGACGAAGATGATAGCTCAGAGCAAATTGCTCCGGTGGTACCGGCAGAACCGCCGATTATCACATTGCTTCTGAATACGGGACAGGAATTTGGTATTACATCGACTGACATCATCAGCTGGGAGGCACTATATCCTGCTGTGGATGTGTTGCAGGAACTCAGAGCAATGAAGGGCTGGTGTGAGGCGAACCCCAAAAAGCGCAAGACCGCATCCGGAATCAAGAGATTTGTCAATGGGTGGCTTGCCAAAGTGCAGAACCAAGGTGGAACAGGAAGATATGGAGGAACACAGAGATCTTCCGAAGTAGGAGAGTTCGCAGATATGGCAAGGAGGTGGGCGGCAGATGACTAAGCAGGAATTTGCAGTAATTGCCGTTGCTATCAAGGCAGCATATCCGGCGTCTAAGGTCATGGCGGACGAAGCGTCCATGAAATTCTGGTACCAGATGTTGCAGGATCTTGACTATAAGATTGCCGAGAATGCGGTTATGGAATACACAACCACACACACATTTCCCCCGTCAATCGCAGAGATCCGCCAGCTGAGTCTCGACAGATACAGGCCGGCAATACCGAGCTTTGACGAGGCATGGGGAACGGTTCAGAAAGCTATTGGCGCATACGGATCCTACCATCCGCAGGAAGCGTTTGCCATGTTGGACGATATGACAGCGGCCGTAGTGAAGAACATGGGATGGACGAGGCTGTGCCAGTCGGAAAATATGACAGCAGACCGTGCAAACTTCAGGGAAGCCTATGAGGCAAAAGCCAAAGAAGCCACGAATAACCGCCTCCTGCCGCCGTTCGTGGCACAGGAAAAGGACCGGATTCGGAAAACCGCAGGACAGCTGACGCAGGAACATACACCACCGAAGATTGAGTACGATCATGCCCCGGAACAGATACAGATCACAGAGGAAGAGCAGGCCATAAGGGCATGGAGGCTTGAGGAACTGAGAAGGAGACTTGAAATTGGCAAAGGAGAAAATGAGTGAGGTCATACAGGGAACCGAAAAAGAGTTTCTGGATAATTTCAAAGAGCTGTGCAGGTCGAGAATGGGCTGGGAGGTATGGGCTGATCTGATGTGTGCTATGGCATGCACAATCAGCAATGTGGCAGACCGGCGCCCGGATCATTTTGAACCACGGGAAAAGGAATATGCGGAGTGCATAAAACGACTGGGATCTGTGGATATACCTGCAAGGATGCTTGCCATAGTGGTCATGGCACTGGAAAACAATCCGGAGCAGGATTTCCTCGGAGCCATGTATATGCAGCTGAATCTTGGAAGCCACTGGCACGGCCAGTTCTTTACGCCATATTCAGTCTGTCGGATGATGTCGGAGATCTGCTGTGAGAGTGTGGATGCAAAGCTTGAAGAATCCGGGTACATATCAGTGTGCGATCCAGCCTGCGGAGCAGGAGCAACGCTGATCGCAACGGTAAATACTATGAAGAGGTGCAGACACAATTTCCAGAACCATGTGCTTTTCGTGGGACAGGATATTGACCGGGTCACCGGCATGATGTGCTACATCCAGCTGTCACTTCTGGGATGTGCAGGGTATGTGTGCATTGCGGACACGCTCAGCAATCCGCTGACCGGCCCGGCACTGTTTCCGACAGAGCAGAAGGAGCAGGAATTGTGGTACACACCCATGTTTTATTCAGATGTATGGGCTTGGAGAAAGCTGTTCCATTCGATGGGCGCTATGACCGGAGGAATCAGAAAGCCTGCGGAGACAGAGCCGGTACCGAAGGTAGCAGATAAGGAACAATTTTTCATATTTTTTGATTTTGACAAGGAGGACCAGAATGGAAGAGAACAAGAGATTAGAGCAGGGATTTGATGATCCCGGCAGGCAGGTATTGAGGAACATCATCGTGCATTTCACGACCACTGCCAACAATTCATACGATGTCTGGGCGGATGTGGTCAGGCAGTACCTTCTGACTGCATACAACACCGAGGAAAAGCACAGTGCAATCCCGGTTGCAGGAAAAATTTACAAAGTTCTGAAACGTGATGGTGTAACAGTGTTCTACGACGAATCCGGTCAGACACTGTTCGACGTGGAGAATGACAGACTGGCAAAAGAGCATGAGCTTCTCTCTGCTGAGAATGCTGCAGAGGAGCCGGTCGAAGAATCCACGGAGGAACCGATGGAAGCACCGGAGGAAAAACCCGGGGAGGGACCCAAGTCGCAGATCGGAAAAGTCATTGCAGGAATCGAGCGTCAGGCTTTTGATGCTGCTGTGAATAGTGGGAAGACGGAAGACACCGAGGGCAAAAAGGATCCGATCCCTATGGGAACTACATCTCTGGCAGAAATCGTAGCAGGAATTCCGGCACCGACAGAAGAAGAGATCCAAAAGGCTGAGGAAGAGAATGCGAAGCCTGTAAAGCAGAAAGCCAGGGAGAAACTGGAAAAGGAACTGCAGTCGGCAAAGGATAAAGGCTTTGCGGATCCGGTGATCAAGTATCTTCTGGAGAGGCTGGAGCAATCGAATTCCCTTGCGGTTGATATCTGCCAGCCTCATAAGACCTGGGATAAGTGTAATGAGTACATTTACAAACGGGCAGAAAAGCAGGCAACCCAAGGCAGATGCGCAGTCCGCAGCGACATTGTTTTTGAATGGGCTGAGGACTATTACCACAGGGACGATAAGGCAGAGGAAGCCAAAAAAGCCGAGGAACAGAGGAAAAAGCAGGAGAAAGCAAAGACACCGGAAAAGAAGAAAGCACCGGAAAAGAAGAAAGCACCGGAAAAAGCTGACACTAAGAAGCCTGTAAAAAGTGAGAAAACCGATGCCAAGAAGCCAGAGAAAAAGCAATCTGCGGATAAGACACCTGTCGAAAAGCCGAAGACAGAACCGAAGCACAAAAAGTCCGGCAACGATATGGAAGGACAGATGGATCTGTTCTCCATGATGGGTATGTAAGGAGGCGTACACGATGGATAAAAGAAAGTTGTCTGCCATGCCGAGGGTGGAAGCCACCCCGGAAATGGTGGAAATGGCTGACAGAATGCCGGGGATAAAGCACATGGTCACGGCTGAACTTGTGGATGATAACAAAATACTGCTTCTGAATTTCTTTGAGGTCTCGAAGCTCAAAAAAGGGAAAACAGAAGCAGCATTCAGGACATTCCTGTCGAGTGATGATTATATCACCCAGGACCTCTCGGTGTCAAAGGTTAAGTGGATCACGGCCGCATTCGACAATATGCAGAACTTCCACATATGGCATCATAAATGGGATGGAAACAAATATCTGCACATCCCTCTCGTGTTCATCTGGTCCGCAAATGACAAGGAGATCATGGAAAAGTTCTTCCGCAGTTACAGCAGAAAACAGGATGAAAGCGTGTGGGATGCCATCGGAAGATTCCAGGATGAAGTCAAAGATGCACGATTAGCAGAAAAGCACAGAAAGGTGCTGGCACCGATTGACCTGAAAATGGAGCCGATAGGGGATCCACCGCAGGAGTTCAGAGACTGGGTGTGGGAACACGGAATGAGCTTCAGCCGGTACGGAATATACAAGGAAACGAAAAAAGGAAAGGCAGAATTTGAGTGCACATACTGCAAAAAGACCGGGACTGTTGACCGGGCAAAGATGCGGCTGCGGAACAATGAAAAGGGAGAGTGCCCCTTCTGCGGAAGCAGGGTAACCTACAAAGCAAAAGGGAAGATGTCCTGTCAGATCATTGACGAGAGGTGGTTCATATATGTGGACAGACAGGAGAAAGGATTCCTGCTCCGCTACTTCAATGCAAGACGGCATATCAGAAATGACTCATACATAGTCGGAACTTTGAACAAAAACCGTATCGAAGAAACCCTGTATGAATACAGCCGCTGCTTCTGGACATTCATTGGGATGAAACCTGTGAAGGACAGCTACGAATGGGGCGTATATCACCAAAGAGGGAACAGCCGATGGATCCCGGACGAAGGAAAAATCTATTGCATGGAGTGCATTCTATATCCCGGGAACCTTCCGCAGGCATGGGAGCACACGCCCATGAAGTATTCGGCGCTGGAAATTCTGGCACAGAACATTCCGACCACTGCATTCCGGTATGAAGATGCCATGGACGTATATCTGAAGTTCCCCAAGCTGGAATGGCTCTGCAAAATGGGCCTTAACCAACTGGCCAAGGATGCGGTAAGAGGATTTCAATACAGCAATATGGTAGGAAAGATTGACTATAAAGCAGATACCATTTATGGAATCCTGGGGCTGACAAAGGTTAATACCAAAGTATTGCAGGCAATAGACGGCAATCATTACGAACTGAGACTGTTGCAGGTAGCGCAGAAGTACGGAATTCAGATGAAACCGGAGCAGCTGAAGGAATTCTATGAGACCTTTGAGTGCAATACAGAATTACTGAAAGCAAAAAACAGAAAGATATCACTCCACAAACTCTGTCGGTATATCGAAAAGGAGAGCGAGAGGTATCCGATCGGAGACAAGAATTATTGCAGATGGAACTATTCCTATAACAGGTATACAGAGAGGAAGGATCCGAGGATAGAGCGCAAGCAGAATATGGCGAATGACTGGCTCGAGTACATCGGATGGTGCAAGGAACTGAAATATGACCTCAGCAATATGTTTATCTATATGCCGAACAATTTCAGAAAGGTGCATGACAGAACTGCAGAAGAGTACAAGGCATTGCAGGATAAAAAAGCAGCGGCGGAGAAGCGCAGGAGAGAGGAAGCCGCCAGAAAGGAGCTGGAGCAGACCAAGAAAGCCATGGCGGAGATCTTCGAAAAGAGCGAGGGCATGGATGCATTTTCCATCAAGGGTAAGGGACTGATCCTGGTGGTACCGAAGAATGGAGACGAAATCCGTGCGGAAGGAGAGGCACTGCATCATTGCGTAGGTGGTTACGTTGAGAGAGTGGCGAAAGGAGAAACAAATATCTTCTTCGTCCGCAAGGCAGACGAGCCGGACAAATCCTATTTTACGATGGAGTGGAACCACAACAAAATCATCCAGTGCAGAGGTATGAAAAATTGTGGTATGCCGCCGGAAGTAAGGGCGTTTACACAGGTTTTTGAGAAGAAAATGCAGGAAGCCGTTAAGAAGGATGATAAGAAGCCCAAAAGGAGGTGCGGTTGATGGCAAAACAGAAAATATGCAGCATCAGAAAAGGATCCGTGCAATGGAACGAAGAGGACAGGCTGCAGCTTGCAACGATGCTTATTAAATGTGGTTACGCTGTCCGGATCGGGAGACAGGCGGTAGCCGGCAAAGAAGGGAAGAACGCTCCGCAGGAGTATTACGTGGAATATTGGGAGGAAAAAGATGAACAAATCAAAGATAGAATGGTGTGATCACACATGGAATCCGATTACCGGATGCCTGCATGGATGCCCTTACTGCTATGCAAGGAAAATGACAGAAAGGTTCTCCGGGAACGTCCGTCGCAACAAAATGGCACAGGACAATTACCGTAAGATCCAGCACGAAGGGCACGACCTGTATATTCTGGACGAACCCATGGTGAATGAGACTGGCAGCAACCTGGTATATCCGTTCGGATTCGAGCCTACGTTCCACAGATACCGGCTGGATACCATCAGCAAGCTGAAAATGGGGAACAACATCTTCGTCGGTGCCATGGCGGATATATTCGGGGAGTGGGTACCGGACGAATGGATCAGAGCCGTTTTCGACACCTGTGAGCAGTATCCGGTGCACAATTATCTGTTTCTGACGAAGAATCCGTACCGGTACGTAGATCTGCTGTTAGAAAGAAGACTGCCGGAAGCTTCCAATATGTGGTACGGAGTCACGGTAACCAACACGGCACAGGCGGAGGCAGCGGAAGCGGTAATGCAGGATATGTCGGACGAAGCCCATGCTTTCCTCAGCATAGAACCGCTCATGGAAGATGTGTCGGAAGCATTGGAAATCACGATTGCCAATTTTACAGACTGGGTAATCATAGGGGCGGAGACTGGCAAGAACAAAAATAAAGTTGTTCCCAAGGCTGAGTGGATCCGGGCGATAGTAACCATTGCGGACGATGTCGGCATCCCTGTATTCATGAAAGACAGCCTGATCCACATAGTCGGAGAGAAAAACATGCGGAGGGAATTCCCGGAGAGTCTGCAACGCAAAGGCATCAGTGAGAAGCTGGAAAATAAGCTGTACGATGTGTGCTGTGATTGTGAAACTTATAAGAAAAAGAGCGAAATGGTGACCATCCTGGCAAGAAGCAGACGGGGCGAAAGCGCAAAGAATATCTGCTATCTGTGCAGAGACTGTTTCGAAAAGTTCTGCGGAGAACGTGGCATTGAAATACCTGAATTAGCGTATAGGGAGGAAGAATAATGGAAAATAACGAGAACATCAAGGAAAACGTGGAGACAAGCAATCGTGTCCATATGATCGGTACCGTAGTAGGAGGACTGATAGCAGATCATGAATATTATGGGGAAGCATACTACAGATTCCTCGTGAGAACCAAAAGGACCAGTGGAGTAGAAGACACAGTGCCGTGCCTGATATCGGATCACCTGTGCGACATTGAGCAGATCAAGCATGGCACGGTCGTTGATATTAACGGGCAGTTCCGCTCCCACAATCACCGGGATCAGAAAGAAAAAAGAAGGAAGCTGCAGCTGAATGTATTTGTAATGGACATCCAGTTCATCGAAGAGACAAACCATGAGATTGATAAGATCTGGCTGGACGGATATCTCTGCAAAGAGCCGGAGTACCGTGTCACACCGCGCGGAAGGGAAGTAACGGATATACTGGTTGCTGTGAACCGGGCATATGGAAAGTCAGATTATATCCCCTGCATCTGTTGGGGAAGAAATGCAATCTACGCATCCGGGCTGAAGGTGGGAACCTATCTGCAGTGCAAAGGACGCATCCAGAGCCGTGTCTTTATGAAAGAGGGAAATGCAAAAACAGCATACGAAGTTTCCCTTGTGTCGCTCAAAGCGATTATGTGATATGTGGTGCCGGAATAACGAAGGATACAGAGATTACACTGCTGGCATTGCAATGTCTCATGCCAGCAAGGAGGAACGAAAGGAGCAGAAAATGGCTAAAAAGAGAAACTGCCGGAGAACTGTGGATGAAGACAGAATCCATGAAAAAGCGGTAAAGCTGCGCAAGATGACGGATGAACAGCTTGTGAATTATGTGGAAGACCGTGTGGAAAAAGCCAGAAGCGAGGGCTATAACCGTGGAAAAGCACATACTCCGAAGAAAGCACCTGTGAATATCCCGGAGATCATTGAAGAGATCGGGAATGTCAAAGGCATCGGAGCTACGAAGCTGGCGGATATAAAGTGCATTCTGGAGAAGAGATTGGCAGGCGAAGAGAATGGCTGATCCCAGAAAGCAACTGATCGGACGAAGGAGTAAAGAAGCCGGGGAAACGTTTGAGAGGTGGATTTCCGCAGCCTGCGAGTTCTATAAGAGCAGGGGCTGGGCGCACATCGAGAAAACCCCGGAGCCGTTCCATATCACTGGAAGGGATCGGGACGGAACGATAAAGGGGTATTACGAGAAGAAAGGACAACCCGATTACAAAGGGATCCTGTGTGACGGTACCGGGATTATGTTTGAAGCAAAACATACGGACTCAGACCGGATGCGGCAGGAAGTGGTTACTGATACACAGTGGGAAAGCTTAGATCTGTACGAGAAGTTTGGCGCTCACTGCTATGTAATGGTGTCCATGAGCTTGCAGAGATTTTACCGTGTGCCCTGGGATGTATGGAAACGTATGAAAGAACTGTATGGCCGGAAGTACATGAAAGAGGAAGATCTGGAGCCGTACCGGCTGAAAGAGAGTATGTGCACAATATTGATTTTGGAAGGAGTGGAATTGAAGGATGAAGATTGATAAAAACGAGTTATCGAGGAAGATTGCACAGATAAAGGGGATAGTCCCAAAGACAACCACCATAGAGGCTTTACAGGGCGTTTTGCTGAAAGACGGGTATTTAATCGCCTCCAACACGGAAGTGACCGTAAAGGCGAAATTAGAAAGCGCAGAAGGTACTCCGTTCATCATACCGGCAAAAGTATTTGATCTGATCGGGAGCCTGCCGTCAGGTGAACTCACAATGGAATGCAAAGACGACACAGTCTCCTTACAGGTAGGCAAGATCAAGAACAAATTTAAGACGCATCCGGTAGAGCAGTTCACATATGACAGACAGAGCTTCACCGGGAAAAATGTTGCTGCGATCCCGGCGGCCACACTGCTGAAGGCAATCAGTCATGTGAATTATGCAATACCGGCAGTAGGTTCCAACCCGATTATGACAGGTATGTTCTTCGAATGTACCGGTGGAAGGCTGAATCTTGTAGGACTGGACGGACACCGGATCGCATGGGACAGCGTGGAATTGGATGCAGAGTTTCAGTTCATTGTTCCGAAGTCGGCTGTTGAAAAAATGTTGCAGCTGGATCTGCAGGGAGACATTCGCATATCCTGCGACAAACACGGGGCGCTGTTCGAGACGGATGATTACGAGATCTACACCAGGCTGATTGAAGGAACGTATTTCCCGTATGCGAAGATGTTCAATTATGGAGACATCAGCACGGAAGTAGAGAAGAGATCTCTTCTGGAAGCCATTAACCGTGCAAAACTCTGTGGAACAGTGGAAGACAAAGCGCCGGTCCTGCTGGATGTGACGGGTACCGCCATCCAGATTACATATAGGAACTCTCTTACGGATTACCACGAGGAGGTGCAGACACTGTCGGATGCCGGAGAAGGTCTGCGGATTGCCTTTAATCCGAGACTTTTACTCGACAGTCTGAAAGCGTTTGAATGCGAGAATGTCCTGTTGTCATTTGCAACAGCGAAAACGCCCGCAATCATCAAGGCGGAAGACAGTGATATGACGGCACTGATCCTTCCGGTAAATTCCAAGGAGGTGTAGGGATGAAAAAAGGAGCAGATGCAATCAGAAAGCCGGTTCATGCAGTAATTGCTAAGAAAAATCTTTTCGGTAAAGAGACTATGTGTGGCACAGAGTGCGTGATTACATCCAGCATAACAGCCGGAATCACTGTAATTGAAGTTCCGGAAAGGAATACGATATCTATCCCCACGAAGGATGTGCTGGCGGCTCTGAACCTGGCCAACGCAAGGTATAACCAGATCAGAGAGCAGGAACGGAGCAATCCTTTGGTCGAGGAACAGCGTGTCACGAGGTAACCAGTAAACACAGCACCGGGAGGAGGGAAACCTCCTCCGGAAAGGAGCCAGCCGGAAAAGGATGATGCTGGAAGAAATGTGCAGTACCTGTATTCATTCCAAGTACTGTGCTGGAGCATATAGAAAAAAACCACTGGTGCGGCAATCACACCAAGGAAGGAGAGCACAATGAAGTGTCCAAAATGCGGAAAAGAGGTAAACAGGCTGTTGGCTCTGTCGAGAGCAGACAACAAGACAATGATCTGCGATGAGTGCGGAACCAAGGAGGCTCTGGATGCTGCCGGATTAACCGAGGGAAGCTCCATGAGAGATTCCATACTCGCATGTGTCGGCAGAGGTTCTACACCACAGGAGAGAGTTAGAGCAAAGGTGCAGGCAACCGGTAATAAGTGGGCAATGGAGAACTTTAGAGATACACATAATTAGAACTTAGCGGAGGAAAACCATGAAAAGATTATTTGAGAAATGGTATGTGTTATTCATGCTATTAAGAATAGCACATCATAACAAAGTACGCATGAAATTTGAAAGAAAATACGATGATGTTTTTATGGTTACGGTCAGGATCTCGAACATATAACATTGGAAAAATGTTATGAAAGAGGTAATAAACTCTATAAGAGAACCGAGGAATTAAAAGAATATGAAGTGGCAAGAAGACCGCAAAGGGATGATTTTGGGCTGTATGAATATGTAGACCAACATTGCGGATGGTGTGAAGACGATTACTACGGAACGATTTACACCAAAACCCCCTTTAGAAACAGATGGCTGGAAAGAGGCTATCATTGTTAAATTAGGATTTAGTGGAGGTAACAAAATGGAAAAATTAAATCCTTGCAGGTACTGTGGAAAATCTAATATTGCCATTGAACGCTGGCGCAGTGGCGGAATGATGTATATGTGCAAATGCAACAATCCTGATTGCCCGGTTCCAACGGAGGGATATCCGAAAGGAAGAAATTTAGAAAAAGTAAAGGAAGAGTGGAATATAAGAAATACATTAAACTGAAATATTAAGATTTATGGAGGCATTTGTATGAGAAAAATACATGAATGTGCAGAAGATATAAAAAATATTTTAAATGATGCAGAACGAACCGAAGAGGTTGACGGAGATATGTTATGTAGTATTAATGAGTTGGTGGATGAAATTTTATCAATATATTGTTTAGAAAAACAACAAAGAAAAATGGCTATAGCTGAAGAAAATGAGATTCTTTCAGAAGAGGCTAAAAAAGCAGGATGGAAGTCTGGTGTTATGAACATCTAA